TAGTAGTCCAATGATTAAACTATTCAATGCAGATATTAAACGTGGTGGTTTGGTACTATCACCTAAAAATCTAGGATGGTTGTTTAGTCATATTAGAACGTTGAATGAAAAAAATTATAATGAGCTATTAACTCAAATTAAATCATTCATTGTTGAGAAAAAAGAGAAACAACCTAAGACTAAAAAATCAAACGGAGTTGTGACTCAAATCAATGGTAAAACTTTTATTATTGATACTGTTACTGGAATTGCTAAACCAGTAGTAATAGAAACTGAAAAAGCTAGTAAGTAATTGCTAGGGACTATTCGCTCCATCTTAAATGGTGGGGCGGGCTAGTCTCTATCTAGACTGGGGGCTAAAAAAATTACCCTATGCAGCGCTCATATATATTGTGTCTACCATAGACAAAATGAGCAGATTTTCAAATATGGCCCCTTGCTCTTAAATCTAGGGTACCCATACCCCTACCTAAAACTTTAGACTTTGTAAATACACCAATCATAAACTTGCCTTGCTCTAGGCCGGGTCTTACCGTGTAGTGTTTACCACTAGTTTGGCAAAAGAAATCTACGTCAATAAATCCTGCTTGTTTACCCATATCCTCGAATTCAACAGGAGTGTAATGCTTATAGTGAAACTCATTGACTGGCGGTAGTTGGTGGGGTCGTACACATTCATTTGGAGATGACACGATAAATATATCGGACTTCTCTCCAGCCAAGTCAAAGACACCTTGCGCTAAGTCTGGTGGTATGTGTTCGATAAACTCAAATGATACAACAGCATCGTAACTAACTGGTAGTTTTTCAGTGTCCAGCTTGGTAAAATCTTCGACCATATAATTAATTCTTGGAGCTTTATCGGCATATGACTTTTGATATATAGCATGAGCTTCTGTTGATTTATCAATACAATCTACCCCACAGTTAAGCATGTTGTGTAGGATATAAGACCCATAACCAATACCACAACCAATATCTAAAATATCAGAGGGCTTACTAACAAGCTCTTTTATTTTCTTTACGGCAAAGTTGTATCGTTCTAAATGATCAGACCTAATATTGTTTGGATCCATAATACGTTCTACCATTTAATATTCCTCGTTTATTTCTTTTATGCTTTTTTTGTTTACTATTATTGGTGTCGTATCTCCAATCCAGGCACCAACAATATTAAAGTCAATATACTCTTGAGCTTCTTCATAAGACATGTCATCTCTTGCAACAAGAATTTTTACCATCTTATCGTAATCATATACAATCATTGAGTCGGTGTTATTTCGTTCTCCGACACCGATTATTGCCCTATCAAATCCATCCCATTTAAGCATTAATTAACTTTCATTTGTGTTATCCAATATCTATCAAGTATATAATACCAACATCCATTAATACATGGTTCTACTAAAGCAACTAACCCGGCTTCAAACAAAGAGGCACCGGTCAACCAGTAAACAACATTCATAGCTATAATCACGTGACCACATGTATAAATAAAAGCACGTCCAATACTTGTGTTTATCATGTTACAACTTTCATAATACAACCTTGTTTCCAAGATCTAGCCATCGGTACAACCTCTCTTTTAAAATTTACACACCATTCACTCAAAGCTTTCCATTCTCCCTCTTCCCATTTTGGATAAGGAGATATAGGTGATGGTAACAAATCATCAAATCGTATTAACGTACCACTAACGATCTGACTATTTAATAATTCAAGAACAGTTTTTGTTGATGTGTACAAATCACAATCAATATTCATAAACGATATGTGCCTGTTGTGGTCTTTCTGCCATACAGGTATGGTATCTTCAAACCAACCCTCATGTAATACTACATTTGGTACAACCTTTGGTAATTCACTCACAGCAAAATGACCTTTCTCTATAACTTTATGCCCCATGAACCATTGTTCGGGTAGTCCTTCGAAACTATCAAACCCATGAAACGTAACTTTTTTGTTTAGACTTGCTAAATAATTTATAGATTTACCTTCATACACACCAAACTCAACATAATGACCTTTTGGGTTTTGAATATTTTGCATACAAAATTGATATTCCATGATACGATGATCTAAAAGAACCATCGGCTGGTACAAAAACTCTTCTGGATTCATAAAGCGCATTGTAAACAAACACTTGCATATTGTCAAATCCTTGTTTATATTGATAACACCAGTTGAATCCACTTAGTTTTATCCTAATAAACTAGGTTTAGAAGCTTCACTCGTCTCCTACAGCTTTGGACTTCTGGTATTTGCAAAGAAGGGAGTGATAGTTGTGGGTTATTGTCCTCCCTTCAAAGATTTAAGACTATGACAAAGAAAAAAGTACATATTCTCTACGGTAATATGACAGAAGAAGAGTTAATTAACTTGTATAAAGTTAAAAGAAAGGCGAGAATATATAAAGGAGGAGAAGAATTAAAAGAAATACAAGCTGAATTAGAGCGCAGAAGACTAAGAAGGCTACAAAAAACCAACCCAGAGGAGTATGAAAAGAGAATGTTAGAAAAACCAGAAGACAATAATGTAAAAATTCCTACATTTCGTGGACTAACAGCTATGCAAGAAAAATTTTGCATAGAATTTGCGGGACATGGGGACGAAGTTAAAGCATATTTAGCGGCAGGCTACCAACCAGATAAGAATGATGCACGAACTAGAGCTAAAGCTAGAGTTATTATGAAAAATGAAAAGGTTATGGAGCGAATTAAAGAGTATCAGGACGAAGCCATAACTAAAATTACGTGGACAAAGGAAAAAGTTCTAGAAAGACTAGCAAAAGTTTACAACGAAGCCATGCAAGACAGTGATTTTACAAATGCTAATAAATCTATGGAGCATATTGCTAAACATTTAGGCATGTTTGTGGATAAAGTAGAGCAAACTGTAAAAACAACTGGATTTGAGAGCGGTGATAAGAAGAAAGACGTAGAAAGATTAGTTAAGATAGCTGGTCTAAAGGTTGTATCGTCAAACAATGAACCTAAAAAGTAATGAATCTATAAGCGACGAAGATATTGCTAAGCTTCGTCACCTTGCTTTCCAAAATGTCCGTGATAATTTCTCGGGATTCATAGAAGCCTTTGCTCCAAAACTTGTCGCTGACTTTAAAATGGGCAAACACATAGATGTTATTAGTAAAAAACTACAACAAGTCGAAGAGGGTTCTATTAAAAGATTAATGGTGTTCTTACCACCACGTAGTTCTAAATCTTTAATTTGCTCTAAACTATTTCCTGCTTGGTATCTAGGTCGCCACCCCAATCACGAGATATTATCCGTATCACACAGCGATCAACTAGCCTCTGACTTTGGTAGAAGTGTAAGAGATGTAGTGAATGATCAAGACTATCAGTCAATCTTTGAGGGAGTTAAGTTAAGGTCCGATGTTAGGGCTGCCGGTAAGTGGCAAACAAATAAGAACGGTGTATATGTGGCAGCAGGTGTGCGAACACAGATAGCTGGTCGTGGTGCACATGTAGCTTTACTAGATGACGTGATGTCAGAGGAAGATGCATTTAGTGAAGCGGGTCGTCGCTACATTAAAGAATGGTATCCGGCAGGTTTACGAACTAGACTTATGCCAAATGGTTCTATTGTTATTATTAACACACGGTATCACGAGGACGATATTTGTGGTTGGTTATTATCAAGTCAAGGTGATGGCACAGATAAAGCTATGAACTGGGAAGTCATAAGAATACCAGCATGGGTTGACGATAGTAGCAGTAAAATTCTTAACTTACCGGTTGGTGAATCATATTTTCCAGAATGGAAACCAAAAGAAATATTAGAAAACGATGAAGCAGAGATTCGTAGACACAACGGTTCACGATACTGGGAATCATTGTATATGCAGAACCCAGTGCCGGACGAAGGCGGTATTCTTAAAAAGTCATGGTTTAGAATCTGGGACGAAGAAGAACCACCACAATGTGATTTTATAATACAAACTATGGATACAGCATTTTCAACAAGAACAACAGCAGATTATAGTGTAATTCAGACTTGGGGTATATTTGTAACAACTGAAACAGACAGCGAAGGAGTTGAACGAGATATCGGTAATTTAGTTTTATTAGGCAATGTTCGGGGTCGGTTTGAATATCCCGAGCTACGAAGTAATGCACAAGATGCATTTGATGAACACGATCCAGACATTATAATAATAGAGAAGAAAGCCAGTGGGCAATCGTTAATACAAGATTTACGTCGAGCAGGATTACCAATACTTGAGTATACGCCTGATCGTGATAAAGTAGCGAGAGCCTATGCTGCCTCACCTTTGGTAGAATCGGGTCGAGTATGGTTGCCAAATAAACTGTGGGCACAAACATTATTTGATGAAGCCGTCAGTTTTCCGAATGCGGCACACGATGACCAAGTGGATGCGATGGTAATGGCGATACACTATATGAAAGATTCTTGGCACTTGCAACATCCCCATGATCCGTATTATAGTGATAATGACAATACTTATAAAAAAAATAAGGCAACCTACTGGAAGGTATCTAATTAATTATGGCAATAGAAAAAAATCCCAATGACATAAGCGCACCAATTGACGTAGCCAAAGAGAAGGTTAATACTCAGTCTCAAGTGCTTGGTGTTGATATAAACATTAATGAAGAACAAGAAGAAGACTTAGCTGTCAACGTAGACCCAACAACGGGTGAAGTCGAGATGGCTTTAAATGAAGACAGTGGTAAAATGTTAGCCTCTATAAGTGAGGACTTTTATATGAACCTTGCTGATTTAATGGAAGAGGATCAGCTTGAAGAAATATCCAGCACAGTTTTAGATAACTATCAATCAGACAAAGAATCAAGAGAAGAGTGGGAGCAAACATTTGAACGAGGCTTTGATTTACTTGGACTAAAACTAGAGGAAACAACAGAACCGTTTGACGGTGCGTGCACAGCAACTCATCCATTAATTATTGAGAATGCAGTTAAGTTTCAATCAAAGGCATCACAAGAATTATTTCCTAGTAAAGGACCAGTCAAAACTCAAATAGTTGGTGCATCAAATCCAGAGAAAGAAAAACAGGCGCAACGTGTAAAAGATTTCATGAACTATCAACTCACCGAAGAGATGCCGGAGTATTTCGATGAGTTTGAGAAAATGTTATTTCATCTACCTTTAATCGGCACAGCTGTTAAAAAAGTCTATTATGATGAAACATTAGGCAGACCGATATCAGAGTTTATTCCTATTGACCAGTTTCACGTATCTAATTTAATATCTGATCTACGTCGTGCTGATAGATACACTCACGTTATTTATCGTAGTGAAAATGATTTACGAAAAGATATGGATGCGGGTATGTATAGTGAAATTGATCTTGGCGATCCAGAGCAAACTGAAAGAGGTAACATTACATCTAAAGCAGAACAGATTATGGGACTATCAGCGTATGATGAGAACCCATATGATCCAAGCTACCAACTCCTTGAACAACATCTGTATTTAGATTTACCTGAACCTTTCAACAGTCCTACTGGTGTAGCCTATCCATACATTGTTACGGTTGATAAAAGTTCAAAAAAAGTTTTAAGTATTCGTCGTAATTGGAATGATGGTGATTCACGTTTTGTAAAAAGAGAACACTTTGTTAGCTACAAGTTTGTACCTGGTTTTGGTTTTTATGGTTTAGGTTTAATACATTTTCTAGGTAATCTAACAATGTCAGCAACAGCGGCTATGAGAGCATTGATTGATGCTGGTCAGTTTTCTAATTTACCAGGTGGATTTAAAGCTAGAGGTGTCAGAGTTGTCGGGGATAACTCTCCGATAATGCCGGGGGAGTTTCGGGACGTAGAGTCAACGGGTTTAGATTTGGGCAAATCCATAGTTCCTCTTCCCTATAAAGAACCGTCTCAGACTCTTTATCAAATGCTAGGCTTTGTAGCCACTGCCGGCCAGAAATTTGCTGACACGACAGATCAAGTAGTGTCTGATGCAACGAATTATGGACCGGTTGGCACGACATTAGCATTATTAGAAGCATCGGGTAAGTTTTTTTCAGCAATTCACAAACGACTCCACAAGTCTCAAAGAGACGAGTTTAAAATATTAGCAAGAATAAACAATGAGTTTTTACCAACAGCTTATCCTTATGACATTATAGGACAGTCTGCCGAGATATTCAAGCAAGACTTTGACGGACGTGTCGATGTGGTTCCGGTTAGTGATCCTAATATCCCATCGAACTCACACAGACTCGCCCAAGCTCAGCTGATGTTACAGTTAGCTTCGCAGTCACCACCAGGAACTTTCAATATGCCAGAGATAAACAAAGCGGTACTTGCTGCGGCTAATGTTGATAATCCTGATAGGTTCATTAATGCGCCCCAACAGGCTATGCAACAAGATCCACTTGCTGATATTATGTCAGCTACACGTGGACAGCCGATCAAAGCTTTTCCAGGACAAGACCACGATGCGCACATCGCCGTGAAAACCGCTTACGTGCAAGACCCGCTCAATGGTGCCAACCCGATTATGAAACAGGTAGAGCCAGTCTTATTAGCAAACATTCGTGAACATATGGTTCTACGATTCCAAGAACAGATGGGTGGACTCATGAAAGCGCAAGAGGGTCAAGTAGATCAAGGCGCTAGTCTGACTATGATCATGGCTGAAAGTGCTAAACAAATATTAACAGCAAACCAGTTAGCAGCTCGAGGTGGATTAGATAGCATTGAGCAACAAAACTTAAACATTCAAAAACAAGCTATTGAAAATAAAAAAGAACTAGAATTAAAAGATTTACAACTTAAAGAAAAAGAGATAAAAATAGATGCTATGGTTGAAGCGGCAAAGCTTGATGAAAAGAAAAAATCGGATACTGAAAACGTAACAGCAAAAGTTGTTATGGATTTATTAAAGATGATGGATAAGGATAAGATGATGATAGCAACAGACAATCAACAAAACTTATCAGCAGGAGGACCAGCGATGGCTGCCGATATGTTAAAGATGGCAGCTAATCAAGCCGCATCCGTTGGAAAACCAGATCCTACAATACCACCAGTGGCTAATCCCGTTATAATGCCAAAAGAAGAAGAGAAGGAGGACGAGGGTTTACCATTAAATTTTTTAGAACAAGCCAAGATGGCGCAACAAATACCGACACAACAGACAACCGTACAGGAGGAACCAATGTCAGCTGAAGACAAAAAATTATTAAAAGACGTTCGTAATATAAATTTAAAAAGATTTAACTTAGACAGTATAGATGGGGGCCAAGTAGGCGCTGAAAAAAAAATTGTCAACATGGGCAATTACATTAAAGATGTAGAAAGCGACAATAATCCCATGGCTAAGAACCCTACGTCAAGTGCGGCAGGTCTATATCAGTTTACAAAAGGTGCACTAAAGACTGCGGTTAACCGATTAAAAAATACAGTAGGCAAAGATAATTTGCCAAGTTGGGCAGAAGAAGCAGCCAAACATGGTGATGCCACAAAACTAGATCCGTTAAAACAACAGATACTTTTTGAAGCCGACATGTTTCAAAAGAAAGGCTCAGACAAATATCTTAAAGATATAATTGAAAAAGACAGTATTGATGCTTTAATGGATTATTATAATAAACTTCATCATACAAATCCAGATGAAGCAACAAATAAAAGAGCTACAAATAAATTAGCTTTTGTAGATCTTACGAAAGATGTAGATATTGGATAGCATAACAGACCACGGTATTGTTCTTCCAGACCCTGCCGTTAGTTTTGATGACGAAGGTTACGAGCCTAGTAAAAATGATCATCCAGCAATATATGATGATTTACTAAAAGCAATACAAAATTTAGATGTAAATTTTTTTTCTTTATCAATTAATAATTTATATAATCAACTAACACCCACATCTATTTTAAAAAACCAACTTCAAGCTGCTTTAACAGGTTTTTGTTTAAAATTAAAATCTAAAAATATTAAATATAAAGGACCAAAAGGTTTTGAAGAGTTAGGATATTACAGCACTATTATTGATACAGATCCTTTAGTTGACTGTTTAGAAAAAGAAATAGTTGATCTTAAATCTATTGAACCAGTTAGAGATTCAAGAATCCAGGACAAAATATTAAGATTACCAAACAACCATGTAATTTATGATAAATTAAATGATATTTATAAAAAACTAAATATACTATCTGAACCTTATTCTATAACTGATATAAACTTACACATCAGTGATAAGGATGATACATTTAATGAATACTTTCAAACAGATCAAAAACACAAATCTAGAAATGATTTATATACATTACACATTGATCCAAAATATAGTTACATTAAAGCAATGATTTATCTTAATCAAGTAAAGCGAGGTAACGGGCCGTTTGCCTATATACCCGAAAGTCATCGATGGAAGTTTGATGATGTAGAAATGTTATTTTGTAAAAGCAATCAACTTTCTAATACTCTTTCAACAGTTGAGGAGAGAGCTTCAAACGCACAACTACCATTGTGGGCACGGAAGAACTCATACTTTTCTAGACAATTTAAAAATAATTCAAGTATGTCAGATCATCTATATAAAAAATTAAAACACTTTACATCTGATGAAAGTAATTTTATATTGTTTGAACCGAACTTTGGTTGGCATAGAGGTACACATGTTGATACTGGAGAACGGATTGCACTACAAGTAATTATGAAACCATGTTAGAACTGTTATCGAAAGAAGTATTACAACGACGAGTTTTCAATCCTTATTATTATGATCTTCACGTAAAAGAATTTATGTTAGGACAAACCAAAGATCACATTGATTCTGAAGGGACCGTGCTAGATATTGGTGCAGCGGTTGGTCAATACAGTAAATTTTTTGCACTAAACTCTGGACACGTCTACGCTTATGAAGCTGTTCCTCCAGTGTACGAACAATTATGTAAAATTAAAAACGATCATTTAAATTTCAGCGCATACAATATTGCAATATCTGATAAAGTTGGAAAAGATAAATTTTATGTGGACGGTCAACGATTATCTAATTCATCTTTTCAAAATTTAGTGGATGGTTTTCCAATAGATGTAGAAGTTTCGACAATTGACAAGCAACATGAAAATGCAAATAATATTTGTTTTATTAAAATAGATACTGAAGGAACTGAGCTTGATGTTTTGAACGGAGCTAAAAAAACTATAGACAAGCATGATCCACATTTGATGATTGAAATATATCCAAAGTTTAATAAGTATCCGGTTGATACAACTTTTAAATTTTGTTTTGATCGTGGATACGCTTGTTTCTACAATCATAGAGGTCAGGGATTGAAGCCTGTAAACGATATTGAGCATGGGGTAAAGATAGCTTTAACTATGCCAGAAATAACTGATGGAGACTTTTTGTTTTTAAATGGCAATAGAGCTTAAAAATAGTGTATTTATACATGTCCCTAAAACCGGAGGTCGGTGGATAAAACAAATGTTGTTGACATATGTTAAACAGTCTAGACCCGTAGGTGATGCAGTATATGATTCACATAACACTCCAGACGTTCGAGTTAAACAACCTTTTGCTTTTCTTAGACATCCCATGACATTTGTTCACAGTCTATTTCATCATCGTGCTAGAAAAAAGTCTAACACTAGAGGTCATCAGTGGAATTGGCAAGATGATTTAAGATTAGAAAAAGAATGCAAAGCTGAAGATTACGAATCATTTTTGACCAAGGTGATAAATAATAAAAATGTTGTCAGAGACTACTACGATCATTACACACTTAATCATTATCACAATATAGATTTTGGTTATATGGAACGATTGTGTGAAGACTTGATCATTCTTATAGATGGATACAAAGAACACTTTGACGAACCTGCAATACGCATGCATAAAAAATTAATTGTTGGTGGTCGTGATGCTGGTGGACCAATCACTGTGCAAGAAGCAATGATCAAACAAGAATATCTAGATGCTATGTACGAATCAGAAAAAGAATTATTTGAAAGGCATCCTGTATGGACCCCGTAATAGATTATTTAAGAAAACAATTAATACAAAAGAAAGAAGATTTGTCTAATGTTGTTTCAAGTGGATCATCAACAGATTATCCAGAGTATAGATATCAAGTCGGTATTATTGAAGGCTTGACCATTGCTCTCGAAGAACTTAAATTAACAGAGAAGAATATACATAATGAAGGAGAAGACGAAGAATGAAAGCAGCAGGGGTAGCGACAGCAGTTGCAGGAAATGACGACTGGATTACAAATAAAGAAACACCCGACCCAAAAGTGTTACCACATTTACCTGGATACCATGTGTTAATTAGACCTGTGGCTATTCGTGATAAAACAAAGGGCGGTATATTATTACCAAGCAAGTTTAAAGATGATGCTCAATATTTAACTACCGTGGGTCGTGTATTAAAAGTTGGAGAGTTAGCTTATGCAGACCGAGATAAATTTAAAGGTGGTTCGTGGTGTAAACCCGGTGACTATGTTGTTTATGGTAAATACCAAGGTGATAAATTTTTTTACAAAGGTATTAGAATGTTAATTTTATACGATGATCAAATACTTATGGTCATACCTGATCCGGCAGATTTA